AGCCGTTGCCGGAGCAGAGAACATTGCTTCCACTGCATCAAGGACTGGCTGAAAGAAGAAAGCGTGGCGCTTAGGAGGGCCGATGATGACACTGAATGAGATTCGCAAGCTCCGGGGGATGACCCTCAGCGAGTTTAGCCGGAAGTCAGGGCTGTCCCCGCATACTGCACGGAACCTGATGGGCTACAGGGAACTCTACGGAAATCCTCGGATGGACACGATGGTGGATGCGGCGCGGGCGCTGAATGCGGTCGTGACGATCACCCCCAAGGGCGTGACGATTCGCGCCAGAAAGGAAAGCGCATGACTCCTATTCCATTCCGTGAGCAGAACATCACCTATAACCCGCCGGAGGGCATGGAAGACAAGTGCGAAGCGCTTCCAGCTTTCCGGGGAGAGGGACAGGTGATCTCCTGCTGGCATCTTACATTATGGGAGCGTATCAAGCTCCTGCTGACCGGGCGGCTGTGGTTCTCGGTGATCGGCAATGGACAGCCGCCTATCTGGCTGGGTGTGGATTGCCCGTTCATTCGTAAATAATCCGACCGCAAGACCTGTATTTTTGCCGTAAAATGTGATAAAATAATTAGGTAGCACCTCTACAAATTGGAGGCCGCGCACATATTACTGGAGGTCAGGTATGACGGTGCAAGAGCTGTCCAGATACTTAACGCTTCGCAAGCAGATTGATGAGGACAAAGAAATCTACGAGAACATGTGCCAGAAGATGGGGCCAGCATCCCCGTCACTGTCAGGAATGCCCCATACTCCCGGTGTTCGTGACAAGGTTGGTGATCTGGCCGCAGATCTGGCAGATTTGGATGCCGGCATCAAAGAGCTTGAAGCCGAAGCCGAGAGGGTGCTTCCAGCAATAGAAGAATTCTGCGTGTCGATTTCAGACCCGCGGATGCGCCTGATTTTCAGGCTCCGTTTCGTGCGGTGCCGCTCATGGGCAGAGATCGCAGGAACACTCGGACGGTA